CCAGTACGACCCACTTGCGTGCCGGCGCTGATGCCTTGGACGATGCTCTGTGTCTGCACCGATTGGCTGGTAAGGCCGTTGTGACTGGCCGTGATTTGGCTCGACCCACTCATGCCAAAGCTGAGGCCGTTCGAGTCGGCGAAGACGATCGTACCGCTTGTAGCCGTCTGCGTACCAGCAGAAGGCACCACGACGTTTGCGGTTTGCGCTGTCTGACTGTTCACCGAGAACTGGAACTGCTGGCCCGTCGTGCTGCGAATCGTGATCGCCCCGAGAGCAGAGAAGGTCACCGAGCCGCTGGTGTAGGTTGTCTCGCTGTTTGCCAAGCCGCTAAGTCCGGTTTGCGCTCCGCCGACAGCAGCCACACTAGCGGTAACCACCGAGCCGTTCAACCCGAAGGTGACGCCGTTCAGGTTACTGAAGGTCATCGCCGCCAGGTTGTTGCTTGTCGTCCCAGCACTGATGTTGACAGCCGAGATGAGCCCCGCAACGCTTGGCACCGTGTAGCTGGCGGTGACTCGGCTCGACCCGCTCATGCCAAAGCTGATGCCGTTCGAGTCGGAGAAGACCACGGTGCCGGTGTTGACGGACTGCGTACCGGCGCTGATGCCTGCTCCGCCGCCGCCGGGCGCAGCCACGGACAGTGATAGGTTCAAGCCTGCACTGTTGTGGGTCAGCGACCCACTGATGTTCGCGCCGGCGAAGCCTGTAGATGTACCAGCCAGGCCAACGCCGTCCATGCGTAGGCCAAGGCTGTTCAGGGTCAGCAGTGCGTTACCTGTGACGGCGGTAGTGGTGCCAGCGTAGCCCGCAGCGTTGAAACTCAAGCCACTGCTGTTGACAGTCCACGTAACATTCGTTTGCGCCGTGTTCAAGCCAATGGCATCCGTGCTGGCCCTGGCGGTGGTCAACGCGTTGTGGCTGGCAGTCACCGTGCCTGCGTTGAGCCCAAAGGTGAGGCCGTTGGCATTTCCGAGCGTCAAAGCCGAAAGGTTGCCCGATGTGGAACCCGCGCTGATGTTGATCGCAGACAGCAACCCAGCGACGCTCGGCACGGTGTAGCTGGCGGTGACTCGGCTCGACCCGCTCATGCCAAAGCTGATGCCGTTTGAGTCGGAGAAAACGATGTCGCCGGTGCGACCCACCTGCGTGCCTGCGCTCAGACCCTGGACGTTGCTTTGCGTCTGAACGGTTTGACTGGTAAGGCCGTTGTGGCTGGCGGTAATTTGGCTCGACCCACTCATGCCGAAGCTGAGGCCGTTCGAGTTGGCGAAGACGATCGTACCGGTGCCGACAGACTGCGTGCCCGCACTGAGACCGACGCCACCGCCACCAGGCGCCGCTGCGCTCAAACTCAGTGTCAGGCCGTTGCTGGCACTGGCTGTCGTGCCAGACAAGTTCGTCAGGGCCAACGTCGGGTTGCCGTGACTGTGGTTCGATTGCGCTGCCGTCGTCAGGTAGCCCGCCAAATTGGGCCCAGAGAAGATCAGCGTTTGAGCATTCAACGACAAGGTTATGTTATTGCCGCCTTGCATGACGATGTTCGACCCGCTTGCGGTCGATGCGCCAGCGGTGTTTCCACCGATAGTCAAGAACTGGTTGTGGGCGCTGTTCCAATCAGTCGGCCGTACGAGGTTCGACGCTGCGGCCGTGACGGTCGATCCCTGCGAGTCGAAAACAGTCACCGAGCCGGTGAAGTCAGCGATGGTATTGGATTTGACGTGACTGATGGCCATGCTAGCCTCGCTCGTCGCCGGGTTCGTTTGTCATCAAGTTGCGACCCGCTTGAAAATTTCCGCCAACCATGTTGCTTTCGATCTTGACCGAGAGCAGACGACGCTGCTCACGCAGGTCGACGAACTCGGTGGTCGGAGTGATGGTGAACACCTCGCTGTCGACTACCGACGATTGAGCGTAGCTGCGTCCCTTGACGGTCAGGTTCAAGTTGCCCGATAGGATGAAATCTGGCTCCACGCGAAGCAACCGCATCTGGAAGTTGTAGCCCTGCTGCCCAGTCGTGTTGGGCGCACCTGTCGCCCACGACATGTTGCTGCTTTCCATGTAGCTTTGGATGGCAAGCGTGCCAGTACGGCCTACCTGGTCGACGCCGTACTCGTGGTCCCACAGCTTTACCAACTGCTGGTTGAATTGGTTGGCGGACACCGTTCCCGAGTCTAGGCCACCATCGCTGATGGTCTCGCCGTTGATGAAGGTCCCAACAACGCCGCTCAAATTCAATTGAGTTACGGTTGCTTTCTCCACGACCCCGACCGCTAGGCTGGTGGCTCCGGTAACGGTCTCACCGTAGTGGAACATCCCAGTGACCGGCGTGTATGGCACCGCGACGGTCTCAACACCATCGGAGCTGAGGATTGGCCTTGGGTAGACCCGTGCCGGTGATCCAGCGCTTCGACTGATTCTGGTATCGTACCACGTCTTTTCTCGGACGTTGAAGATGATAGCTGCGTTGCACTCAACGCTCGTGCCAAACGGGAAGAACCACCAAATTTCACCGAAGCGCGGGACCTTCAGGACCCAGATCTTCTGGCGTTGAGCCATGTTCAAGTTGTCGAAGAACCAGTTGAGGTTCATCTGGTTGGGCAGCTCTTGCACGACTCCCGTGTACACGTAGAACCGGTCGGTGCCAACCCAGAAGTAGGCGTTGTCGTACTCGACGATACCAGCCTTCGAGAGGACGCTGATGTCATCGGACAACGTATCGTAGGTCCACAGCGTGGTGCCTCCAACGTAGTTGACCTTGATCAACGCGTCGAGCGCCCAGAAGAGGCCAGCTGGTGATTGACCGCCGCCTCGCATGGCAAGGCCCTTGACCACCTTGCTGCCTGCTACGTTCGCAACGCTTGCTCTGTTGGCGCCGCCCGTCGTCCAGCCAGTGGCGGTGGAAATGTCGTTGGGGTTGCTGTTGCGAATTAGCCCGTTGCTGCCGTAGATGAAAAGGAACGGTTGGAGCACGCAGCAACCGCCGCTGACGGTGATGTCGCCGGAGCCATCGGCGATGGCCGTGAGAGCGGCTGTTCCGGTGATGTCACCCTTGTAGAGCGGACCGCTGGTATCCGAGGCGATGCTGTCAAGATCGGGCGTCGCCGAAGCGATGAGCGTCGGGGTGCCAGCGCCGCCAGACTGGAACATAGAAGCCGACTGCCACGAGTAGTCGATCGAGTTGACGTAGCCACCAGGCGTACGGTCGATCAACGTAGACGGCACGCCGAGATTGTCGATCGAGAGCTTTTCAATACCCCACTGCGAGAAGGTGTGGATCGAGCTGCCGCCGCCACGCGAGTCGACGTTGACGCACCTGACGCTGCCGTAGAGCTGATCGCTCAGCTCTCGGTACCCACCCATCTTGCGGGGTCGTCCACGCTGGAACCGAACCCACTGGGCGTCCTGCCAGTTGACGCTATCGAAGTCAGTGCCATCGCGCTTCACCCCGGGCTGGCTGACCAACTCGAAGATGCTGGGTGCTGTCGAATCAGCCATCACACACCTACGATAACGCCGCGGTCGACCAAGCGAGTCGCTTCCTCGCCGCGGAAAGCGGCCAAGGACGAGTCGTAGGTAGCTTGGCGCTGCGCTACGCGCGCTTGGTTCTTGAGCCACGTCTCCGTCTCAAGGAGCGTCGCGGCCAGCAGCAGCTGCGGCGCGTCGGTCGCGTACCAGTTCGATTGCTGCGAATCGCCGAGCGGCGCGAGCCGGCCCACGTAGGTGAGCTCGAACTCCGAAGCGTTTTCTGGCGTGCCGGCGATGAGGAAGTTGGCGAAGTTGTAGTCGGCGTAGTAGCGCGGACGGTTGGTAACCAACCCCTCGTAGGGCCAGTATGATCGGCAAACCTCGTAGGTCCGAAGGAAAAGCTCCAACCACTCCGAATCGACGCTCTTGAACCGCATGCTGATGCTGCGACGCCACAGCGCAGGCTTTGCGATCGTTGCCAAGTTGGGGGTAAACGTGCCCTGAACCACCAACTGCGTACCGAGGATCTTCAAATCGGTGGCGATGCGGTGCTCAGCCATCATGACAAGCCGAGGCAACTGCGTGTTGAGGTTGTCGTCGTTGGGGCGCTCGGCGTAGCTGCGCACGTCGGCAAGCAACGTGTTGTAGGTCATGTTGGCTGGGGCAACCATTGGCTATCTCCGATAGGAGGACTCAAGCAACCAAGTAAGTGAAATGGTAATTCAAATTATTGGCCCCGCTCGACAAGGTAGCGCCCGACATCCTCGCGCGATCATTTGTGGGATCTGCCGTTATCCCGATGTAACCGTTGTCCGACATGGCCGTGCCAGCGCATTGCTCTGCCACAGTTAGGGCAGATGCGATGGGGAGACTGATGCCAAGCTCTGTATTCGTAAGCGACACGGTAGCGCTGAGGAAAAGCCTCCCGGACACCGTGACGACGTTGCCTACTCGAGTCCACTGCGAGACCAAAGCAGACGGCGAAGTGCAGTTGCTCACAGCAGTCAGTGTCGGCGTGTAGGTGCCAGAAGCGACGTATTGGTTTGCCGTGCCAGTGACCGCTCCGGCGTTGTTGTGGAGCGCAGTACCGTAGAGCTGGCCAGAATTGTTGACGTAGACGTAACCGCCATCTCCACCCTGAACCTGCAGTGCCAAATTTGCAGAGGCGCCGGTGACAATCAATCCGACTGCCGCTGCTCCCGCCACGCGCAGATTGTTTACGGTGCCCACACTGGTCAACGACGAGGCCGTTACACCAGCTGCGAGAGTGGCTCCGGTGAGAGACCCTGCGGGAGCAGCGCCGCCGATGCTCAAGCCGGAGGCCGTACCTGTCAGACTGGTGCCTGCGCCGGAGAAGGTGGTGGCAGCAACAGTGCCCGTGACATTCGCGCCACCACCTGATACCGTGAGCCCAACGCCACCAGCCGGCGCAGCGATGGTGACGTTGCCCACCGCAGAAATTTGCAGTCGCTCCACACCATTCGTGTAGAACGACATGCGCGTGTTGCTGCGATTGACGATGTCCACGTTGCTGGCATCGTCCTGCTGCAAGTCGAACGACGTAGTGCGCTCGGTTCTGTTGTTTCCGCAGATGCTTAGAGCAGCCAAGGAGCCTGCGGCTGCTTTGAGGATGCCGTACGCAGTGGATGCTCCTACCGCATTCAGTAAGGTGCCGCCTGCCACACCGCTCAAGGTCAACGCCGTTCCGCTGCTCGGCGCATTGATGGTGACGTTGCCTGAGTCAGCAATCGTCAGCAAGTCGGTCGTGACGGATGCGACCCGCTTGGCAAAGCGATATGAGTATCCAGTCCCATCACCGATATAGAAGCGCGAGGTTGGAGTCTCAAATGTTTGCGTGGAAACAAGAACGGCTGGAAGCGCTGTGAACCCCCCTTGAACCGACAACGGTCCCTGGGAAAGGATCGACACCCCCGAGCCGGGTGGCTTATATACTTCCAGCGCAGCACCACTGCTCGGCGCTGCGATGGTGACGTTTCCGGCGGTGCCTATGGTCAGACGCAGCACGTCAGTCGTAAACAACTGTATCGCGGTTGCTGTACCAGTGCCGAAAACACTGGCATATGCCTCCGCTGCGCCAAATATGGCGCCCCCCGCAGAGCTTTCGATCCCGAAACGCAGTACGCCGCCAACGTTGGTAAATATCGCGCTTTGGGCACCAGTCGTTGTGCCTGATCCTCCCAACAATTGCTGATTCGTAGCCGCAGCGCCGACTAAACCCAGGGTAATCCCACTACTCGGCGCTGCGATGGTGACGTTGCCCTCAGCGGAGATGTCTACACGCTCAAGGTTCTTGGTGAAGAACGAAAGCGCGTGATTGCTGACGTTGCCGAACGAAACCTTGGCGCCCTGATACCAGAACGATGACCTTGTTCCGTCGGTGAGTGTGATGCCGTAGGTTGATGCGGGCCCGGTAATCGCCAGCGGCACACCGCTGCTCGGCGCGGCGATGGTGACGTTTCCGGTGTTGTTGACGGTCAGACGCTGTAGATTTGCAGTCAGCAGCGCAATACCAAGGGTGGTGCTGCCGAGGATGTAGTTCTCGTTGACCGCCGGGCCTAGAACCAAAACTCCGTCAACTCCCGCTCGGTTGCTTTGGATCACTCCGCTAGCTGTTAACGCATAACCGCTGCTCGGCGCGGCGATGGTGACGCTGCCCGCCGCGTTGACCGCAATGGCGCCCGCCGCGACGTTCAAGGTATCACCCTGCGCGTTGCCGAGAATCGTGTTGCCAGTGGTTGTGAGGTCGGTGATGCCAGTGACTGCGCCACCAAATGTAGCGCCGTTCGCTACGGTGAGACCTGTTGCACTGAGCAGCAGCTTCTGCACGCCAATAAGCGCCCAAGCGATCGACCCAGCTGCTGGCTGGTACATGCCAGTCGTGGTATCACCGGTGTAGTTGATCGACGGCGTGCTCACCGAACCTTGGTTCAAGGTAAGCGAAGCGATGCCAGAAACAGTCGTGCTGGCGTTGATGACATTCGTACCGTCGCAGAACAACACGGCATTCTGGTTCGTCGGGACCGTAACGGTGGCTCCCACGCCAGCCGTCTTGAAGGTGACGGAGAAAGCACCCGACGTTTGGTTGCTGACGTAGTACACCTGGACCGTCGAGGGAAGCACCACGTTGACGTTACCAGCAAGCACCCCGACGTATTTCTGGACGACGTTTGACGCTTCTGAGATGCTCAGCGTGTAAGTCCCAGAGTTGATCGTCTTGGTAAGCACGGTGAAGTTGAACAGTACGCTTCGACCGAGACCAACCGTGTACCACCCAGTTGAGCCATCGCAGTGCAAAACACAGCTCTCGCCAAGAGAAAGCGCGAGCGATGAATCACCATCAATCAGCTCGGTGCTGTTGGGGTCGAGCGTCAGCAACCCGGTGCCTTGGTTGGTAACCGACACGAAGAAGTCCGACGTTGCCGAGCTTGCTGCCAGTAGGTTCAACGTGCCAACGCCACCGGTCCAGGCGAACACCCTGGTTCTGTCGGCGCTGACAAGCGTGTAATCAACTGAGAACGCGGTGGTAACCAACGCGTTGTAGAGTTGAGCGCCGGACGCGGCGATGCCTGGCCCAACGAGAGAAGCGGCGGTCGCTGCTGAGGTCAGTGACGCAAACTGCGTCACCCGCCACAAGCCAGCAGCTGTGGTGTTGTCATAGAGGTAGACGTACTGCACCTGACCCGGGGCAATCGTGCAGAGAGTTGAGCCATCAGCCTTCTTGACAGTGATGTTCACTGCGCCAAGGTTGCTGAGCAGCGCATCCCAACCAACCGACGTGTTGAGGGCGCTGGGGAACGTCAGCAGGTACCCAGGATCGAAGGACTCCAAGTCCATCAAGCGGGCCAAAAAGTTGTTGTTGGTTGCTACGGCCGGCCACGAAAGCGTCACGCTGCCTATCATCGACACGGCGTTGTAGGCGACCTGAGCCGCCTGGAGCGTGCTGCCACCAAATGGGTCGGTGTAGGTCATGTCAGCGGCTCCTCGGGTCGTGGATTGGGCAGAGAGATGTCCTCAGTCATGCGGGCTGGAAGCCGGTACGGATCGTACTGATCGTTGCACTCGTCGCAGACTCGAAGACCTGGTAGGTTGCCGTCAGCCCGAAGCGAGACGTACGGCACCTTCAACCGGCATCGGTCGCAGATCGCAATCGCAAGCGATGACTTGCCTCGTGTGTTGAGGTATTTCGGCACAGTCAACCCCTGGTGTAGCACCCGATACTGGGAGCTAACCGAACCGGCGCGCCGTCGACCTCACCATCTTCAGCTTCTCTCGTCGCTACCTCAGCCTGCTTTTCGAGGATGGGGTAACGACCTTCGATGACAACTTCCTTCGGCAGCTCAAGGTGGATTTGCATCGCCAGCCGAAAGATGATCGAGCTGTGCCAACGTGGCGGGATGTCCAGCGTCTGATCGTAGGTCAACTGCGCGTCTTGAAGCTGACGTTGAATCCACAATACCACCTGCGGTCCGAAGGTCTGCACAGCGGGCCAAAGCCGAAGCACTGGGTTCGGCGTCAGCTTGTCGAAGAAGTACTGAATGGGCTGGCTTGACTGAGCGTACTTGTTGGGGTACGAGGTGTACGAGTCGCGAGACAGCTGCGACATCGGGATGTCCTTGGGGCTCGAAATGAACCACGCGCTTGACAACACTGGGTCGGTGGTGTACGGGTCAGCTTTGAGCCGCCAGTACCGAGCGGGCCGCAGGATGTCAGCATCCACACCGATGTACCAACCAGCCTTCACGTTGGGTAGGTACTGGTAGCCAGCGTTGACCCACGTCAGATCGTCATCCGAGTATTGCAACGCCACCTCGGCGTTGTACGTGCTGGGATCTGGAACGGTTGGGGTGATACCGCCCGTTCTCGGCTCGACACGGTAGACCGCGCCGGAGAAGGTACCGGTCACACCCACGCCAAAGTCGTAGCGCGCCTTACTCGCGGTTGGGTAGTTCGTCGGCGCGGTGTACGTCGCCGTCCGGTACAACGCGTTGAGAATGTCAACGGTGTCATCAGACAACACCATGTTGACTTGGCCCTCCAGCGGCACGCGGATGCGCTTGTCGACAGCCCATAGGTTGACGCCTCGATTGCTCAAGGCGATCAAAATCAAGCTGAGACTGCTCAGTGCGTTGCTGAGCTGCTCGCCACCAAGCACCGATGGCTGCACGCCGCACTTGCGGGCGGCCTTCTCGATCAGCGAAATGGCGCTCAGCGTTGCCTGGTTGATCATCCCAGACGTTGTCATGGCGCTATCCGATCCCGCGAACGACGGCCTTCAGCGTGGTGGTGTTGGCGCCAGCCGTTTGGTTGATGCGCACGGCTTTGACAGCCTGCGTCAAGCCACCGCTGAACACCCCAGCGACGGCGCCGGTCAACGCAGCGATGTTGCAGCCGTAGGCAGTGGGTGTGACGGTTGGGTCGAAGACGTCATCCGGCGTCACCTGAACCGTGGCGGTGCAGCCGACGCCGACGTTCAGGTAGAGGCCGTCACCGTAGCCGTCGCTCAGGTGGTCGAGCGGAAGCCACGGCGATGCTGCGACGCCGGTGACAGAAGTTGAGGCGACGCGCATGGCATCACGCCTGTGTCACGCCGAAGGCGCCAACCCTCGTCGCAAGCGGTCCGACAGCGATCGACGCCAACGAGATGGTGACCACCAGGCGACGCGCGTTGTTCGACGCGTTCGCGCTCGGCGTGAAGCAGCCACGCACGTCGGTGGTCGCTGAGGTGGCCGGGTCGGTGACATCGGCGACCACCAGGGTGCCGGCGTCAGCAGCCAAGACGTTGTTCCACTTCACGTTGGCGATGTAGCCGGCGTCGATCACCCGCACCGGCAGCCCGAACTTGTCGTTGAAGCCGGCCGTGATGCCGTTCGTGCCGGCGGTTGCGTTGATGTTGGTGATGCTGACGATGGTCTTGAAGGCCTTGGTTGTCGCCACCGTGCTCGTGCTCGGCGCTGCCAAGTTGGCCGTCATCGGCTGACCGTACACGTCGTAGCCCGACACGCGGTAGGTGGCGGTGTTGGCGCCCGCAGCGGTCAGCGTCACGCAGCGAGGCACGTCGAGCACGTACTCGATGATGCCATCGGCGCGGGTGCGAGCCGTGACGCCTGTGCCAGCGGCCAGAACGAAGGAGGCGCCGGAGCCGGGGTTCTGCGAACCGGCGAGGCCACCGGTCTGCAGCGTCAGCGGCACGATGTCGTACACCATCGTGCGTCCGACCGGGCCGACGCCAGCCTCCATGGGAGCGGGGTTGCCGTCGCCGAGGAAGGCGGCAGCATTGGGGCCATAGGCATTGCCCATGTAGAGATCGTCTGAGATGCGCGGCATGTTGAAGTTCTCCTGAAGTAAGGAGGCGCCCCGACCGTCGAGGCAGGGGCGCCCGTTGCTGACTGTAGTCGCCTCAGGCGCCCTGCGTGCCGTACATGGCGCGAGGGTCGGTCCAACCGGAAACCACCCGCATGGTCTTCTTGTAGCGCATCGAGTCGGTCTCGAAGTCGCCTTCCATGCCTCCGTCCGGCTTGCGACGCCAGAGCACCTTCATGCCGTTGGGCGTGTCGGTCTGCACCCACCAGGCGATCGCGGAGGTCAGACGACTCAGGACACCAGGCGAATCGCTGAGCTGCGACATCGACTTGACCGGGTTGATGTCGTTGTTGTTGGTCCCGGCGCGCAGCACGCTCTTCAGCAGGACCTCGGCCTGGAACACGTTGCCCGGTGCGATGACAATCTTCTTGGGCATCAGACGGATCTTCTTGCCGTTGTTGTCCACCGCGCTGCGGATCTGAATCAGCACCTGCTCGAGCGAGGTCTGCGACAGCGCCGCTGGCACAGCCAGGATGTTGCTGAACACGCCGCCCTGGATCGGGTGGCTCGCGTTGGTCAGCGATACGCCGTCGCCGCCGAGGAAGTTGCCGTTGAAGGCCCGGTTCAGATCGTTCGCGCACAGGGTTTCCAGCGTTTCCATCATCGACTGCGCCAGGTGCTTGGAGAAGGTCGTGCCGATGCGCACGTGGTCGCCGTCTTCCACCAGGACCTTGGTCAGCGCGAACGCCAGGCC